GCATAGATATCTTTCGTTGCAACTGTTTTTCCGTTATTTACTAAGTCTACCATAATACTATTTATACAAACTAATCAGGTTTCTTTGTCTTTCCAGCAGAAGAACCTGAGGCAATTGTATGTGTATGTGTTGAAAGTTTGACACCCTTACCTTTGACTTCTCCACTTGCAGTAATACTACTTGAATTTGTCTGTTTACCAGTGACATCTAATGTCGATTGTAAAGTGGTTGCGTCTGACACTGTAAGTGTTCCAGTAATTGTTGTGTCTGATATAATTTCTGTTGTGTTATTACCAGTGATTGTAATCTTACCTTCTGATAATACGTCTGTTGTTCCTTTGAGGATATCTGCTTTTAGATTTCCTTCTGTAATCTCTGAAGTGACATTACCTTTTAACACTTTCATATCTACATTACCAGTGTTAACATTGATTGTCACGTTTCCTTTCTCTACTGTTAAGTCTGCGTTTCCAGCTATATAAATCTTATCGTCCTTTGCAACTATCTGATAATTATCATTTACAATTCGTTGCACTACACTTCCATCAGGGTGAACTTCCTGAAACGTTCCTGACCTATGATAAGTTGAAAGTCTTTCTTTACCAACTGTATCGTCCACTTCAATAACGTGACCTGACTCTGATTGATACACTTTGTTATATGGATATACTGGTTCTGCAACTGAGTCGGGGAAAGTGTGTCCTTCTATTTCAATCTTCTTATCTAATACAGAATCACCACGTGCAAGACTTGACACATCTGATTCATTGGTGTATAATGGATAGTAGGGAAGCATATCTTCAGTAATCTCTCCCTCTGTAATTGTAGAACCCGTTGCATCATAATTAATTGTTAATTCTTTTGGTGACTTAGGTTGTGTATCGATTGCACTTGTTAGACCATGTGGTCGTCTTGAATCCTGTTCGGGATTGGGTGCATCAGGTGTTCCTTCATAATCTGCAACCGTTAATCTACGTGGGTCATTGAAACCTTTATCAACACCTCTTAATAATTCATTTCCGAATGCATCAACTTTATAACCAGTTTGTGGTATACCAGTTGCAACACCGAATATGATTGGGTCTTGCATTGCAGTGTCCCTAAAATATCCAAAGACTGTTGAACCTTCTACTAGACCATGTTGCATTCCAATACCTGAAAGACCAGCAGAAGTTGTAGGAAGTAATACTTGAGCCCATGGTAAATCGGGTGTTGATAAGTTTAATTTATTATCTGTATGAATCCCATGTATACGAACACGAACCCTTCCTATCTTTAGAGGGTCGTTTCTATCTTCTACGATTCCAAAAAAATGTTTCATTATACTTCTTCCGCAGGTTCTACTTCTTGTAATGGTTTTACGTCTGCAATCTTAGCTGCAAAACTTTCTTTAACACATTCTAAATACATTTCACCTTCTTTTGAAGGAATACTCATAGCTATAGATAAATCAGTAATCAGATATCTCCCGTCATTTAATTTGTCTTCTTTATTTGTTGGTTCGGGTTGTGGTATTTCTAATTGAATGACATTACCCACTGTTAAATCTGTTCTCATAGGGATAGTCACAACAATTTTATTTTGTTGTAGTATTTCCAGTAATGCAGTTCTTTCTAATCTTGCATTATCAACTGACTTATAACCTTGGAACACTTCGTCATTCCCTAGTGTATCTTCATTGTCAAATAAGTGTGAACTTGTAAAATCATATCTTACATTACTATCGTATGATTCGTTGGGTGGAAAGTCAATATCTATTTCTGTCACAGCAGGTGATATCATAGGGTCGATTTGATTTTCAAGTGTTAATGACCTTTCCATTTCACCTGTTCTTATTAGAGGGAATCCTGATAAGTGTTTTCCACGATTCATAGTTTCTTCTAAATCATACACAAAATCAACTTCTTGTTTTCTGATTGGGTCATATGTTTTCTGCATAGAAGAATATGCACCCTTAGCTGTTCCTCTAAGTGTATCAAATTGTTGTGGTATGTAAAAAGATTTAATCATAGAGTTTAAACCACCCTTTGCATTCAAATCTAATTGTGAAGTTTCTTCTGCACTTCTTGGTCTATATGAAAAGGGAACTGGAAACTCTCGTTTCAACATAGTGTCTATCGAACTAAATCTAAATCCACCATTAAGTGTTTGAAAGAAGAACATACCATTCTTCCATTCTGCATTTTCACCAATATTTGCTTCGTTAACTACGTAATCAATAAACTTTGAAACAGTCCAGTTAGGACATATGAATTGTATATTCTTTGGTTCTGTTTCTTCAAACCAATCAAACTCTTGTGGTTTGATATTTGCTTCTTCAATTAATGCAGACTGCAACATTTCTTCATATGAACCTCTGAACATTTTACTTAAACGTTTCTTTCTGCAGAAAAACATTCTTGGGTCACAAAATCTAAGTTGAAATAATTGAGAAGATTCTTTTGGTCTTTTAACATTTTCAACTTTATAGATTCTAAAGGTTTTATCGATTGTGAATTTCTTTTCGGGTTCTTGACCAATACCCTCTTTTTGTGCAACTGAAATACGTATGAATTCCTGACCAGTAAATTTATAGTTTCCTAATATGTTCAATCCGTCTAAAACATTTACATGACCAGTTGTAAATTTATTATAGATTGATTCAAATAACTTGACCCCTATTGCAAGGTCTGTTATATCGACTGACTCGTCTTCTTGGTTGACAATTGCAAGTGATTCAATACTAAACTCACCAGCTTTATAATTACCTTGTGACATTATTATGCACTCATTACTCTATTGAATTCTCTGATAACCCTTCTTATGTATTGTGGTTTAATGTATTTGATTTTTCTTTTCTCTTCATTTCTTTCCCACTCATCATCATATATTGTTTTCTCTAACATACCATTTACAAAGACGTTTGACTTATGATTACCGTTATAATAATATGCAGTTCCGTCTAACTTTCTAATTGCATCTTTAATAGTTAGTGAGTGACCACTTACATCACCAGTGACTTGTTCACCACCTCTGAATTCTGCACCTTCGATACCTATTCTTGCAAAGTTAGGTTGCACTTCATTTACTACACCTTCGAGTGTGATACCATTTCTTAAACACGAAACAGTTTCACCTAATAAAAACTTATTACTTGCACCTACGATATCTGTTTTGTTGTATGCAGTTAGATACTGACCTGAATAATACTTGTCGAGATATTTTTCAAACTCTGAATTGTCTTTCCACCATTCATAATAATTATTCCAGTTATTGACTAAGAAGAAAGTCCAATGTAAATCACTGTCACTATAAAGTTTTGAAGCAACCACATCAGGTCTATCTCCTTCCATTAACTCTAAGTATTCATAATCAATAATGTCATTTACTGCAGATTGTTCTATTCTAGATTTCCTAAAGAAATCCTTAATGGTAATAACTTTACCACTATCTAAAGTATATTGAATGTCGGGAAAGTTTTTAAATAGTTGTGTAGCCATTATCCATTACCTCCACCAGTTTGTCTAGGTGGTCTTAATTGATTTTTTGGATTTCTAGTGACCACTTTCTTTGTTCTAGTTTTTTTCTTTCCAGTCCAAGATGTATATTGTTCTGTTTCATATGTAGTATCATATGAAGAAGTTCCTAATGCAAGTGAATCGACACCACCACCAATATCTTTCTTCCTACCTGACTTAGATATTTGTTGATAAGTTTCTTGTGTAATAACTTTAACTTCAGTAAACTCTAGACCCAGTTCAGTTGATACTGGATAACCGTCTTCATAAAGTTTTGTTGAATGTGATACCGTGCAATCTGTTAAAACAGAGGGTAAGAAATCTTCAAATCTTAAATCAATAGAACCTTCATAATAGATATCAAATATGTTTGGATAGTTATAGTATCCTTCTGCAGCTCCGTCTGCTTCTGCATTTGCAAAAGTATCAGGCAACATTGCAGATTTAAATGACCAAATAATATCTTGAACTTGTTTTGCTTCGTCTGAACTTTTAGGATAGAACTCATAACTAAATGAATGACTTCTAAATTCTACACCTTTGAAGAACTGTTCTTCCATAGGATTTTTTGCTTTACCTTGAAGAAAGTTTTTAACACCACCCGTCACAGCATTTCCAGCACTGTCTATCATTCCTTCAAATGCTTCTTCTAATCCACTACCAAATGCTTGAAGTCCATTACCACCTCCGTCAAAGGTATCAATAATATTTCTTTTGTTTGCACTAATACCTTCTTGTTCATAGGTCACCTTTGTATCAAAAGATAAACTATCGGGAACATACAATGCAATAGAAACTTGTTCTTCTCCACTAAAAAGATTTCCAGCATTATCATTACCTGGCTTTGTCTTTCTTGGTCTAGTTTCAAATACTATATACGAATCTAAATCTTCTCCAACTGGATATGTTAAATCTCTTATGTTTGCAACTGGTGGTTTTTTTGCAACTGATTTTGAAAGGTTTGAAGCATTAAGATTACTTTGAAGTGTTGCACGTCTATCGTCTAATAACTTTTGTGCTTTTGCCTTTTCGGCAGCTAACATATCTTTTGCATACGAACCAGTATACTCTTTACCTTCGAATTTTGATTTGATTCCTTTAAAGGATTTGACTGCACTTGCAGCTTGGTTAACTTTGTTTAATAGTTTGTCTATACTTGGCATGTTTTTTGAACCTAAATACTAAAAATTATGATTACTAGTGTTATTTATGTCTAGAAAAAGTTATTCAGGCAAGTTTAAACCAAAGAACTACAAAAAATATAAGGGTGACCCTACAAAAATCTATTATAGGTCGTTGTGGGAACGTAGATTTATGGTATATTGTGACAATAATCCAAATATTATTGAATGGGGAAGTGAAGAAATCATAATTCCATACAAATCACCTGTTGATAAACGGGTTCATAGATACTTTCCCGACTTCTATATCAAATATGTTAACAATAAAGGACAAACAGTCCGTGAAATCATAGAAGTTAAACCCAAAAAACAGTTATCACCTCCAAAAGAACCTAAACGTATGACAAAAAGATACTATAATGAGGTTGCAACCTACTTAGTCAATCAAGCAAAGTTCAAAGCTGCAGATAATTATTGTAAAGATAGGAGATACGGATTCAGAATACTTACTGAAGACCACCTTGTTAAATGAAAAAACTAATTGCATTTGATTTAGACGGTGTTCTAATCAACTCTATTAAAAATATGGAAATGTCTTGGGATATTGTTAGACTTCACCACAAGATAGAAGTTCCTTTTGAGGAATACAAGAAACAAATCGGTAAACCATTCTTTGATATACTGAACGAGTTAGGAATCACTGAGTCACAACAACAAATCAAAGACACCTATGACGAGGCATCGAATATGGTTATTGACGAAGTTGAGATATACGAAGGTGCAATTGAAACACTAGAACACATAAAAGAAAAGGGATACAAGATTGCAATCTGCACTTCCAAAGATATCGTAAGAGTTAAAAAAGTCATTGCAAGTTTGATACTAGACGGTAAGAAGTTTCCTAAGTTTGATTATATCTGTTCACCTAAACAAGGTCTGAGAGGTAAACCAGCTCCTGACCAACTACTAAATACTATTGCATTTTGTAATGTAGACCCACACGAAACATTCTATGTGGGTGATATGGAATCAGATTATCATTGTGCAAATAGAGCAGGTGTAGATTTCATACATGCAAGTTATGGTTATGGAGAATTTGAGTGCAGTCTGAAGATACAGTCGATAAAAGCAATAAGAGAGTTGTTGGACTAATACCAGCAAGATACGAATCTTCAAGATTTGAAGGTAAACCTCTGGCTTCCATACTCGGAACTCCCATGATTCAGAGAACTTACAATCAAGCAATACAATCAAAACGACTTTCAAGTGTTATAGTGTTAACCAATTCTAACGATATTTACGACTTCTGCAACAGCATGCGCATGAACTGTTTAATAGTAGACGAAGAATGTTTAACTGGAACAGACCGTTGTGCAAAGGGAATCAAAGATATTGAGGGTGATATCTTTGTTAATATACAAGGTGACGAACCCCTGATTAATCCTGAAGCTATTGACCAATTAGTAGAATCTCATACACTAGGTAGTGTATCTAATGCATATGTTGAGTTAGACTTTTATTCAGACAAACGACATGATAACAATGTAGTGAAAGTTGTGACAGACACTTACAATAATGCACTCTACTATTCACGACTAAGTATACCATATTATCAGAAAGAGGAAACCACTGTCAAACAACAATTAGGATTATATGCATTCAATAGAGAGTTCTTAGAAATGTTTCCACACCTTCCAGTCCGTGAATTAGAGAAAAGTGAATCAGTAGAAATGTTAAGATTTGTAGAGAACGGATTTAAAGTTAAAATGGTTAAGGTGGAAGACGAGGGTTATTCGGTAGACACACCTGACGATTTGGTGATAGTAGAAAATATTTTAAGGAAAAAATTATGTTAATACATTTAAAAACAGAAGAAAACTATAATAAGGTAGAGGAGTTATTTAATCAAATTAGAGACGAGTGTAAACCGAGAATAGTTTCATGGGGTGAATTGAAAACACTAGGAGACTTACACTTGGAGAATACATTTCGTGTGTCAAACGACTATGCAAAAGCATTAGCTAAATATGCAGACTCAGAACCATGGACTTTAGAATTATCAAAAGTTGATGATGAAAATCATAAGAAGTCAATTGCAGAAGGTAGACAACCCACTGCACTTTTTAATAAAAGACTAGACAATCATATAGACAATGTGTTCTTCCATGCAAGTAAGTGTAGATTTCTTATTGATGAATGGAAAGAGAATGGTTGGTATTCTTATCCACAAGCATGTGTAAAACCTGATGGACAATTGTGGTTTCACCCAGGCTCTATCAGACAATATGCATTACATGCTGGAATGATGGATAGTCAAAACATAGTGTTATGGGATTGTTGGCATTTAAAACAACTAATGCCTCACAAACCTATTTTAACATTTGAACAATGGAAAGAAATCTTTAGTGTAGATAAAAATCAATGGGTAGAAGCAAAAGGATTTCCTGACATAGAAGGTGGAGAGAGTTTTAGTAAAATGCCTATGTTAGAATGGCATGTTGATGAAGATAGACCCAAGTATTATGAAACTGCTTATAGAATACAAAAAGAAATGTTTAACTTTAAAAAACCTAAACTAGTAGGTGAGTGTGAAGATTCTATTAAAGATTGTTTTGAAGATAACACTGAGTGTTTAGAAATACATATGAAGAAAGGTATATTCTATGAAGGTATGTTTTTAAGTTTGTTCTCATGGCCTTTTGATAAGAAAGAATGGGAATGTCAAGAATTCTTTATCAGAAAAACCTTTTAAAAGCATAAATAATAGACAATGGCAGGTCTATTTGAAAAATTACAAAACGAATCTCCTTCGGAATTAGAACAAAGGAGTTTCGAATCATTGGAATGGTTCAAAGACAACCTAAGATATGTAAAAGTAAGACCCGACCAAACACTGAGAGAAGGTGAAGTGGTCACTACACTTGAAATAGGTAGAATGTATATGTATTTCTATGAAGCAAAACATAAAGATATATTACCTTACTTTGATAGATTCCCTTTAGTCATACCAATTAGAAAGTATGCAACTGGATTTTTGGGAATCAATTTACATTACATTGCACCTCGTTATAGAGTTTTATTCTTAGAAGAGTTATATGAATACACAAACAATAAAGACTATGACGATACAACTAGATTTAGATTAACATACGAATTACTGAAAGGTGTATCAAGATTGAAGTATTATAAACCATGTTTAAAAGAATATCTCTATGGTCACATTGCAAGTCAATTCAGTTTAGTCCCGTCTCAATATTGGGAAATAGTTGCAATGTTGCCGTCACAACAATTTAACGTTAACGCAAATTCTGTATATGCAGATAGTAGAAGGAAAGTAGTATGAGTGTAGGTATTGGAGAGTTTATATCTTATTTCGATACGGGTGCAAGACCCAATTATTTTGATGTTCAAATCATAGGTGGTGATTCACAAGGTGGTTTTCAATTCAAAACTAATGACGGACATAACTTCCGTTGTATCAATGCAACCTTCCCAGGCGTTGAACTGGGAACTAATGAGGAAGCAACATTTGGAGCTCCTCGTCAAATCCCTGATGGAACAGTTAGTTATGACGGTGGATTATCACTGACATTCTTATGTGACACTTTCTTCTACGATAGAATTCTTATCGATGCATGGCAACGTATGATATTTGAAGGTTCACCTAAGAATAGTTCACATAGTAGAGAGAGGGGAACAAAATTTCAACCAGTCATGAGATACTTAGACGATTACACTGGAACTATCAATGTTGCACAATTAAGTCAAGGTGGTAAACAGAGAATGTTATATGAATTCCAAGACGTATATCCAGTATCATATGCAGAACAATCAGTTGCAAGTTCAAACGAAGCAGGTGGAATTATGGAGTTTGAAGTCACATTCGAATATAAAAACTTTGAAGTTTCATATCCAAGTGAAGAAGACGAAGTAAGAACAGTAGAACCAATGAACAATGGTGCAAAACAAGACCCATCAGGAAAAGGAAGTATTTTAGGTGCAACTATGGATACACTCAAAGTGTTGTCTAGGTTCAATCCAAAGGCTGGAGAATACCTAAATAAACTAAGTGGTCTTGAAGGACAAATTACACGTGGTAAGAACATCAGTAGAAAAATTGGTGGTCTTAACATAGGTGGTGGTGATTAAGAATTAATTAATAAAGTGAGGATAATATAATGGCATTACCAATACAGTCGACACCGACTTATAGAACTGTTTTACCAGTGAGTGGACAAGATATAGAGTATCGTCCATTTCTAGTAAAAGAACAGAACATTTTAGTTCAAGCTAAAGAAGGTGCAGACGCAAAACAGACTATGCAATCTGTTAAAAAATTGCTACAAGCAGTGACCAATGAAAAGGTGGTTATTGAGGAATTACCAACTACAGACTTAGAATGGTTATTCATTCAAGTAAGAAAAGTATCTGTAGGGGAAACATCAAAATTAATGTTTCCATGTGTCAATAGAGAGTGTCCGAATACAAAAGACGTGACACTTAATTTAGATTCTATTGAACCTGAAGGTGAAATTCCTGAAGACTATACTGTCATGATTACTGACAAAGTGGGTTTAACATTAAGTATACCTACTGTTGCTGGAGTTGAGAAGGTTGCAGACCTAACAGAAGAAGCACAAACAGTAGAACTTATTAAAGAATCCATAGTAAACATTTTTGACGAAGAGAATGTTTATGAAGGTGCAGATTTGACTAAAACAGAACGAGACGAATTTGTGGAATCATTAACTTTCCCTCAATTAGAACTTTTAGGAAAATGGTTTGATACACTTCCTAAATTAACAACTAGTTTAGAATGGGATTGTGATGAATGCGGAACGAGGAATGAGCAGAAGTTAGAAGGAATTCAGAATTTTTTTTAATAGCTCTTTCTCATGAAAGTGTGTTTAATCATTATAACACTAACTTTCAATTAATGCAACACCACAAGTATTCATTGACTGAATTAGACAATATGATACCTTGGGAAAGAGAGATTTACATTAAATTGTTAATGCAACATCTCAAAGAAGAGAAGTCTAGACAAGAGGCAGAAAATGCTAAAATGAAAAGACGATAATTTAACAACATAATAAGGACACAAATTATGGCGGACACAATCATAAAGGAAAACAATACGACTAACGAAGTCGAAATTTCCTTAGACAAATACATGAAACTTATCGACCAGTTAGATGAACAGGAAGATAAGATTAAGGAAATGCAAGAAGAGGCTAAGAAAGCTAGGTCACAACTTGCACCACCTAAAAGAAAATTCATGGATTTGTTCTTAGACGACAATGATATAAATGAGAAATCAATTATTGGTTTTATCTCATTTGCATTAATGACTGTATTCGGTATTTGTGATTTGGTCACTGCATTCGCAGGTAAAGACCTTGTAATCTCAGATACTATTTACACTTCATTTGTCGTTGTGACACTAGGTGCATTTGGTATTAGTGAAGCAGGAAAAGCCTTCGGCGGTAAATAGGACTCGTATAAATGGAAGACGGAACCAAGAGTATAAGAGAACAACGGGAAGATTTAGCAAAAGAAATAAAAGACGTTAATGCTAAACTCAAGCCTGGTTTTCAAAAAATCATAAAAGATTTAGAAGAAGTTTCTCCACAAGTTGCTAAAATAACTGCAGACTTTAGGGAATCCAGTAAGGATTCCTTTACGGGTGCATTGGCAACTAAGAAGTTAAAAAATCTCAGTGGTCTTGTCGACAAATATATGAAAGAGGGTGAAGACGCACTTAACCCTAAAGAACTCAAACAACTACAATCAAACTTCTCTCAAGAAGTTAATGGTGTAATGGAAACCTTCGACTTTGAAGGAATGAGAAATGCACAAATAGAATTCAATGCAACTCAAGACGCATTAATGGAACTTGAAGACCAAAAACAAGCAAGACTTGAAGTTGCACTTAAAAAAAATAATGTTCTCGGTCAACTAGATAAAAAGATTGACGATGCACGTGCAAAATCATTTGATTTACAAGGTGCAGCCTTAAACGAGAACACTAAACTCATAGAAGATTTACAATCCCAAAGAAGAGATAAACAAGGTGAAATCACTGCAGCCTTTGATAGAGAGATTGCATTAGAGAAAAAATCATTAGAAGAAAAGAAAGAAGCACTCTCAGAATCTACTGAAGCATATCAAAAAGGTTTAGAAAAAGCAACTAAATTTGAAGGTATGGAGAAGTTCAGTGGTGGTATTGAAGAACTAACTGGAATTGATATACTTGGTTTTGCTGATACAGTCACTAAGAAAGTGAATGCAATCGGTGACGTATTAGGTGGTATTGGTGATGCACTTGGTGGTGGTTTCCAAGGAATGAAGGACAAGGTTTCAAATTTCTTCGGTGGAATGAAAGACATGTTCGGAAAGAAATCACCCGTTGCAGACGTTAAAGATTCTGCAGTTGGTGGTGCAGTTAAAGATAAAGCAGCTGGTATGGCAAAAGGAATGTCTACTGAAGCTGCAGATAAGTCAACTGGTATCACAAAGAAAGCAGGTAAGAGTGGTGGTTTCTTAGGTTCAATTGCAAACGGAGTTAAAAAATTTGGTGACTCTAAAGTATTAAAAGGTGCATTGACACTTGGTATACTTGGTGGAACAGTAGGATTACTTGCAATCGGACTAAAACAATTTATGGGTATAGACTTCAAAACCATGTTAAAAGGTTTTGTTGCACTTGGTGCTTTAATAATGTTTGCAAGACTTATCGGTAAAGCAACATTCGGAATTCTTAAAGGTGCTCTTGCAATCGGTATATTAGGTGCAGCCTTAATTCCATTTGCATTTGCACTTAACTTGATGAAAGACGCAGGTTTAGGAACTATACTAACCATTGCAGTTGGACTTACTGCACTAGGTGTTGCAGCTGCAATATTGGGTGGTATGCTTCCAGTAATGTTATTAGGTGCAGTTGCAATTGCAGCCTTAGGTGCAGCTCTGATTCCATTTGCATATGCAGCTCAAATGGCTGCTGGTGCATTCAGTATGTTTATTGGTGACGTTATAAAGATTAGTTTAGTTGACGGTGCAAACTTAATCTTAGTTGGTGCTGGATTAGCAGCTATTGGTGCTGGTCTAGTTGCAATGACTGGTGGTAGTCTATTAGGAAGTCTAATGGAAGGTATCGGAAGTCTGTTCGGTGCAAAATCTCCTATGGAGAAGGTCACTGACTTTGCAAAAGGTTTACAAGACGTAGACATGACAAAGATATCTCAACTAGGAGTTGCATTTAAGAATCTTAGTAATGCAAAAGACGCTATTGAGTTATTTAATAACGTTGATGCAAAAGCAAAAGGTTTAAAAAGATTTACAGAATCAGTAGACGAACTTTCAGAAGCACTTATCAGATTAGAAGAAGGTGCTCCTAAGAAGAAAGGTTGGTGGGACTCAATGGTTCAGTTAGCTGGTAAACTAATGGGAACTACTGAAGGACAAAGAGTAGAAGAACAAATTACACAATCTGAAGATAGATTAGTTAGAAAACAAACTGCTCGTGACCAAGTTCAAATAGACCCAACTGGTGTTAACGGCCCTGTATCAGATAGTGCAATGTCATGGGAAATGTGGGAAACCAAACAAAAACTTCTTGCAGATAGAGCAGAAGCATTCCCCGAACATGAAAAAATGCGTCAAGAATTTTATAATAAAAGTGGTAAAGAAATGGCAGAGGTTCAAGCAGAAGAGGTTAGATTATCTAGACTGCAAAATCAAATGCTAGAACACAATATTGTTGCAAGACAAAAATTTGGAATACCACATTTATATTCACCCGAAGAAATTGCAGCTGCTGGTGTTCAAGATACTGGTGGTGCAGTTAAGAATGCAAGACAAGAAGTGTCTGCAAGTGCTGGAACAGGTAATCAAATTGCAATGGCAAGTAATCAGAACATTGTCAATCAAGGAAGAACATACAATAACCTAAACAAACCACAAACTAACAATGACGACTATTCAGTCTATAAGTTTGGTGGTGCAATGGGTATTGGTGATGACGACTTCTAGTCTATTCCTTCCATTCAAGTTTATGTTTTAAATGTCTAGGGATAACCTTAGTCTTATCTTTATGAACTTGAGTATGTCCATGTGAAGGTGTTTCTTTACGAACACTAACATTAGGTTTTGGTTTGCCAAAGATTTTCTCCCAGTTATCTGAGTAGAGTTCTTCGTTTGAGTTCCGTCTTTTGGAACCCTTTCCTCCATGCCATTGTGTCATAATTCATTATAGTAGTGGTGGTTGATAATTCCAGTAAATGTATACTGCAGCTATTACACCTAGTATCCCTATCAATGCAGAGATAATAAATTGTTTGATAATTCTCTTTTCTCTTTTAGTTCTCATCTAATATTTCGATAACCTTTTTGTTCTGCTCTCTTCTTCTCGATTTTCTTTCTACGTTTAATATCTTGGTTTTTTTGATTCCTTAAATCATTCGCTTTGACATGATATTTTCTATCACGACATTCTTGAACAATACCTTTTTTCTCACATGCTTTTTTAAATCGTCTCAGCATTCTGTCGAAAGGTTCGACATTCTTATTTTTTGGATTAACTCTTGGTTCTACGTATGGCATATTATTTGAAAAACTGTTCTAAGGATTCCTCTCTGTTTTTAATTTTATCTGAACTATATTCTAGTTCTCCTTCTTTACGAAACACTAGGACAAATTCATGAACCTTTGCAGTGTATCTTTTACTTGCACACTTACCTGCTTGTAAGGCTGCAAATATAGTGTCGTTCTTCATTACAATTATATCATGTAATTTAAGACCCGACTTAGTAAACATATTTATGGTATCAGAATGAAACGGAATATACTTACCGTCTTTTCTCCAATCACCACAAACCCAAACAGCAAAACCGCCTGGCTTTAAAACTCTCTCTATGTTGTTTCCACAAACTTGTATCCTTTCACAAAAGTCTTCATACTTTCGTAGGTCGGATAGTTGACCTTCTGCACTTTCGTATCTTTCGATATCACCATAAGGTGGACAAGTCATAACTAAGTTTGCACTCTCATCATCTGTATGAGACATTTCACACCCGTCACTCTCTATAATATCGTAGTATCCGTCAAAGGAATGTCTTCCCATTTCTTCTCTGACTTTTCTTACTGTTTCAGAAGATACGTCATAACCAACATAATCTCTTCCTAATGAAGCAGACACAAATGCACGTGTCATTCTTCCAGCAAAAGGGTCAACGATTGTATCACCAACCATAGACCAATATTGAACAATGTTCTCACATAAACCAGCATGAAACTCTGACATCATTAAACCATTAGGAAGACGAGGACAAACTCCTCTCTTTTCTTCGTATGCAGTTAAGTATGCATCGTCCCAATTGTTCTTAGATGATTTAGTAGGTGTTATAACCGACTGAGGATTCCAACCAAACTGGTCGATAACCCTTTCGTTTTCATTCCATGGTAGAATGTTTTTGTAATATTCACTTTTCATAATAATCTAAAAGTGTGAAGTCACCCCACGCCTTACAGCAACCCGTTCTTCACCGACCAACTCCGCATCGTAATGATGTTGTTGACCTTTCCCTTACTAAGCACCCCCTTCATTTCCACGGTCTTAGTGTTGTGGTTGTCTCTATTCACGGACACATTGTAAAATAAACAACCACCCCTAATTAGAAATTAACTATCTGAAGCTAACTTCTTAAAGTAATCCATCGCGTCGTCTTCTTCCACTTGTGGTGAAGATTCTGCTGATGCGATTACAGGTTCTTCTGCAACACTTTCAGTGTTCACGTTAGACCAAGGCACTTCGTCTAGGTCTTCTGCTACTGACTCTGCAGTTGCATTAGATACGTTCCCAGTTAATCCAAGAACTCTATCGAGTTTCTCTTTGAGTTCGTCATACGATTTGAACTCACTAGGTGCAATCACTTCTTGCAATGAATAAGTAGAGTTATTTATCTCATTTAACCTATCTTCATCGTCAAAAAGTGGAGATGGTTTATCGAACTCTGATTTATCATAGTTCCAGTATCCATCTACTTTTCTGATTTTGATTTTGAAGTTTGCACCTTCTCCTCTTAAATCAAAAGGATTGATTGCTTGTTCGTCTTCAAAAGCAGGTGATATTGCTTCTTTGAGTTGTTCAAAGATTTTTTTACCGTATCTATATTTAAATACTTTTCCTTCGTTATCGGGATTTTTAGGGTCTGAGATAACATAGACATTAGACACATAATGTAAACGTCTTTTTTGTTTACGTGCAATTTCTTTGTTAGCTTCAATCCCAGTATTCCATAACTGAGAATTGTATTCTGAGACAGGGTCTTGTTTATTGAGGGTAGTCAAAGACTTCTCAATATACCAGCCACCTGGCCCTTGGAACCCGTGGTCGAAATATGATACCCAAGGCATTTCTTCGTTTTCGGGAGTTGGTAAGAAACGAACTACTGCATAACCATTACCTGTTTTATCAAGTTCAGGCTTCCACATAGTATCGTCTGAGTAGGATTTTTTTGCACCTTCTGTAGGTGAAGCAGTTTCCATAGCTGCTCTTAGTTTATCTAATGATGTCGACATTGTATTCTCCTATTGTATCGCATTGTATTAGCATTTTATTATGCATAGAAACCTTAGTTCCTATACTCCTATTATAGTGTATCAATGATAATCCTACAAGAGGGTTTTTCAAAGATACCTCATATTTATATAATTTATAATCTTAGGATTTGATTTTTTATACATACTAGTGTATGTTCCTTGAAACGCTTCTATATACATAAATCAATCAACACCTCTTTATACTTCTTATAATCAACACTTATAAAACTCTTATACTTGTTAATCCTATTCTGTATATCGGGGTAGACGAGGGTCTCGGAAATCGATTTTTCCCAGTCCTTTGTAAATCCTATAATCTCGTCCATTATACAAATTGTTTCGAGGGATATCTTTTTACCCATAAACTCTTTGAGTAGTATAGGGTGTTGTCCGTTCTTTACTTCTAACACTTTATTGATATTCCTCTTACGAAGTAAATCAGATACTTCCGTTTCAAATAGATACGATAGTTTCTGATTTCTCTTCTTCCATTCCTTATAGACTTTGACACACTCATTATCAAGTAAGTCTCCAGCCCATAAATCTTTTAGAGACAAGTTTGCAATATAGAAATCTTGCAATTCTTGTTTATGGGTTTTGAACAATTTACCAAAGTGGTATTTGTCCTTACGTTTTAGAAAAGAATTGATATCACTTTTCACTTTACCATTGTATTTTATAAAGTCATAATCCTTAGAATGGAAATGCAACTTTATCCCAAGGTAAAGTGTATAAGCGTCGTATCCTTCTCTACTCGTCATTAAGTGATTATCTTTTTCTCTGCTGGAACTTCGATACCACTTACTGCAGTTCTATGTGCTTCTGACACTTGGTCATTACACTTAGCAATAAAAACATATGAACCGAATATCATTTCAGTTGGATTCACTTCACCTGTCACTGCAACACCTTTAGAGAAACCCATTCCTCCTTCGGGTGTGTTGACAATCATTTTGGGATTTGCAAGTGTCACTGGTTTACTAGAAACCAACTCACCAACATACTCACCACTTGTAGCAACAACTGCTACTATATCACCTTTCTTCATAATTACTCCTAATCTGAAAAGAATGAGGTTATATTTCCTTTAGAATTATTACCTCGGTTAATTAAATTTAAACCAGCAGCTTCTGCTTCCAGTTTATCTTTGAGAGGTTGTGTTAATAACCTCTTTGCACTTTCGGGTTCGATATTGTTTAACTCACAAACCTTAACGATTGCAGACATAACATCTGCACCTCGTCCTTTGACTAATAGTTTTTCAACTTGTTCTGAAAATTCTTTACGTGTAATCATATTAAATTTGAAAGGTCAGTTTCTTGAACTTCCTCACCATAATCAAAATTCTCAATCCAATCTTGCATGACTCTATAGTATGCATAATATGTTGGACTATGTCCGTTCATATCCATACCTTCACCACCTTCAGCGTAAGGGGTCTCTAAGTAATCAATAAGTGTTTGACATTCGTCTAAGTGTTCTTGTGTAAGTTCGTCTTCACTTCCTATTTCAAGATACTCTAACATATTATTATATGCATTATCGTATGCTTCTTGATGAATCCAATCATCTGCTTTATGAAATATCTTACCCCAATTCCAATCTTGTTTTAGATTGAATTTATTTTCATCATAAAAATCTGCCATATTAAAACCTCAAGTTATATCTGTTATCGGGGTCGACTGGGTCTACTTGTAAAGGTAAACCAAAGAAGTGTTCTGCGTCCCATGAGTCATAGTTGTTATCCCAAAACCAGTCGTGTCCTTCTTCACTGACACCTTCTAGAATTGCATCTTCATCTGCTTCACTTCCTTCTGCAAGGTGAACATAAACATCACGTCCACACTCATCAAATGATTCTACGAATTCGTTTTCAGAAAACTCATCAGGTTCCATATCACCTTCTGCATCATCTGACATATATTCTTCTAACAGTTCTTTATCATCTTCGTCTAATACCTTAATGATATAAGCACCACTTCTCCAAAGACATTCAATGACAACTCTATCTTCACTATCGTTATCTTTGAACACTTCACGTTCTACATACGACTTTTTAAATTTCGGATAAATCGTATATTCTTTTCCGACTTCAATTTCCATACTATACTCCGTATAAATTATTATATCTTTTTCTTAAATCTACTAACTCGTCAATGTAGTCCAGTGGATTCCCGTAAAAAATCTGAAAGGCATTGTGTCCTTCCACACCTACTAGTGCAACAATCTCTTCGATTGCTTGACCAGTTAATTCTTCAACCATTAATGCATATGCAGTCATTTGTATCATCCATGGTTTAGTCATATATTCTTCTTTGTATTTTCCACTAGACTTGAAATCTATTACAGATAACACTCCGTCTAACATACCAATACAATCTACACGACCAGCCATTTTTAGATTAGGACTCCACAATGGTGCTTCTAAAGCAAGTGGGACGATTTCGTCTAACACTGGTTGAACTGCTTTGAACATTCCTTCTTGAAGGACATTATCAAACTCTATAAACTCTTTATCTTTTCTGAGATAGTCTTCTATGTTTTGGTGGAAACTGGTTCCTCGTTTTGCAGCTTGTGAAGATATCTTATTTGCAGTTTCTTCACCTACACGTTTTCTCCACAACTTGATATGGTCACGTGATAGTAGAGAGGTGACAGTTGTGACACTTGGATATTTTGCACCAGTGTCGTCAACGTAAAATCTTTTTCCGTCTTCTTGTATTGTGTTAAGTTTGATATTCTCTAAATCAGTGATATCCATAGTTTGTAATTTTAATTGTGTCATTCTATTTTACTTCTTTTTACTTTGTAAGTCAATGTGTTTTTTGACAATCTGTTCAGTCTTGACTTCCTTAACAGATTTTTTATAAAGGTGTGAACCCTTATGATTCTCTCCTACCTTTGCAAGAACTTCTTTAAACCCGTCATCAGTTTTAACTCTATCACCATGACCACCAACTGTATCGGGTGCATGAAGGATAACTTGTTTAAGGTGTGGGTTGTCTTCTTTGAATTGGTCTAACTTTGTATAGGACATAATACGTTCTTCTATACAACCAGTTTCTTCATTCTTAAATGTGTAAGTCGGCATTATATATCTCTGTCTTGAATTACTTTCTCGACCATGTCCTTCACTTGTTGTTCTTTATACCATAGACCACTGAGAAATGAAGTTGTTTCATTGTCCCATTCGATAACATATCTTCTATAACCAAAAGGTCTCTCGTAAAAGATTCTGATATCACCATAATTTTCAACTAATATTCTCATGACATAAAACTCGGAATGGGTCTACCAGTCCATTTTGCAAATTCTTTTTTGTAGACTGCATAGTATTTATGGTATGCATCTATAACACTTTCAGACTTCACGTCTTCAGGCATACACTGAGGTGGTTCGGTGAACTTAGTCTTAGGTATGTTCTTTGGAACTTCTGATAACACTACACATAGTTTTCTGTATGTCTCATGAACTTTACCATAACGGAAAGTGTATTCAAAACATAACTGTCTCCATAGTGCAAGTAAGTGTTGATAATTTTCTACACTCTCTCTAGCCCATACTGCAGTTGGGTGATTGATATGAGAAGCTTTGTAAAGTGTTTCTTCCATTAATTGTTCGGGGTGTCTCCACCTACGAATTCTACGATTGAGTTTTGTTCTTCCTTCGTATTCTTCTCCGTCCAACATTCTATGTGCAGTAGACATAAGTTGTGCATACTCAATAATCATTTTAACAACATGTTTGTCACAATGAAGTGTTGCACACTCTGTCGGGTCTTTACTCAAATAAAATAAGTTCATAATGATTTAATCTCCCCTAAGATTTTTTCTACATTTACCCATGAAAGATGTCCAATGACATCATCAGTTATACCACTAGTATAACACAACTCTTCTCCTTCGAGAACCGCTAATTCCCATAAACCTTGTTTACCACCATATGAGAAATCGTGTTTCACTACACTTGCACCATAACCATTTGGAAATGAATACTTGTGTTGCACTCCACCATTTACATAATCAGTATCCTTGAGATACTCTCTAAAGTTTTCTACAGTATCATACACTCTTCTTTCTCCTCAATATAATACAACTTATTATAACATGTAGAACATGCTTGTCCTACCCCATAAACATAATTATTTCTTTTCTCAACGTGAGTGTCAACTGGGAT